GGGGGGGGGGGGGGGGGGGGGGGGGGGGGGGGGGGGGGGGGGGGGGGGGGGGGGGGGGGGGGGGTAGGCCGGCCAAGGGGGGAGGGTCGAAAGGTAGAGTACTCAAAAAACAGGTAACTATTCGTAACTCCACGACCCGCAACCGGAACCTACTACGCCATACTACAACATGCCAATATACTAGCCCCGCCATAGCAAAGCCGCTACGCCCTCCCCGCATATACTACATCCTACAAACTTGACCGCCCCCGCAGACTCTGCTACACCGCCACATGGAAGACGAAGACGACCTGATTCACGTGTACCCTACGTTCGGCCGCGAACACGTGCTGCTCGGCTTGACGTGCTGGTGCCACCCCGAACCCGATACAACCACACCCAGCGTCGTCATCCACCACGAACACAACTAAGGAGCCACCATGGACCTCGTCTCACTACTCATCGTGCTGCTGATCATCGTCATCCTCTGTGCCGGGGCCAACTACTTCCTGCCCAAGGTCGGCGCCACGCCACCCTTCACCTACATCGTATGGGCCGTGGTCGCGTTCATCAGCCTGTTCCTGCTGCTCAACGTCTTCGGCTTCAACATACTCGGCAACAACACCACCTTCCGCTGGCGCAACTGATACACCCACCCCATGCTCTCATTGTCTCCAACCACGCTGGGCAAATTCTGCCGTGAGATAGCGGGTGGACTTTCCCCACTCGACGTGTTGCTACTCGAGTGGGGTCTTTCTACTGGCGACTACGAGCGGCTGCGTGCAAGCCCCGGCTACCAGCACGAGATGCAGGTGATCGTGCAGGAGATGCAGGAGCTCGGGCCCGACGCCGGCTACATCTACCGCATGAAGGCGCTGTCGGAGGAGTTCATCGCCGATATCGTCGGCATCATGCGCAGCCCCGACACCGGGGCCGGCACCAAAGTCGAGCTGATCAAATTTTGCGCGGACTTGGCACGACTCAAAGAAAAACCCGCGGCGGCTGGCGCAGCAGGTGCCGGACCACGGGGCCCATCAGTCGTATTCCACTTCGGTGCGGGGCTGCCGATAAAGTCCATGGAGCTGGTGCCCGACACGCCCCCGGCGATTGACGTTACACCCGCACTAGGCACCTCCACACGTCATAGCGGCTTCTCCTTCGGCCCCGCCGAATGAACCAAAGCGACGCGGTACACCTGCGCAACATGTACTCCGACGACACCGACGTCGTCATCTACGACCCGTCCGCCACGGCGCTGAAATTCCACAACGACGATTCGATCGTGCGTGCGGTCATGGGGCCGGTGGGTAGCGGCAAGAGCTCGATGGCGGCGATGGAGATCATGCTCCGCTCGTTCGCGCAGAAGCCATACCGCGGCGTGCGCAACTCGCGCTGGCTGGCGGTACGCAATACGTTCAACGAATTGAAAACCACCACGATCAAGACGATGGCGCATTGGATGCCGGCATCGATCAGCCACGTGAATCAGAACTACCCGCCGATCGCGCGGCTGCGTACGGTGCTGCCGGATGCCACCCACGTGGATCTCGAGATCCTGTTCATCGCGCTCGATCGGCCAGACGACCTGCGGAAACTGCGCTCGTTGGAGGTGAACGGGGTATGGTTGAACGAGGCGTCAGAGCTGGACAAAGAAGTGCTGGAGATGTCGCTGCAGCGGGCCGGGCGCTACCCCCCAACGGATATGGGCGGGCCGACGTGGAACGGCGTGATCATGGATTACAACCCGGTGTCCGACGATCACTGGCTGTATAACCTGTTCGAGAAGGACGCACTGCCCGGGTACGTGCTGTATAAACAGCCCGCGGGGATCATCCAGATGCCCCGGCCCGGCGGCGCGCCCGGCGAGTTGATGTGGGTGGGCAACCCCGACGCGGAGAACATCGCCTACCTGCCCGGCTCCAGCGCGGAGAACCCGCTCGGCGGCTACGACTATTATCTGCGGCAGGTGCCGGGCAAGACGGAGGAGTGGGTCAAGGTCTTCCTGCAGGGCCAGTACGGGCAGAGCACCAGCGGCCGGGCGGTCTACGCCAGCGAGTGGAGTGACAAGGAACACGTGGCCCCGGCGCCGCTGATCCCCGACAAATACCTGCCGGTGGTGGTGGGCTTCGACTGGGGGCTGAACCCGGCGGCGGTGTTCGGGCAGATATCGCGCACCGGCACCCTGATGATCATCGACGAGCTGTTCCCGGGGATCGACACCTCACTCGATGAGTTCATCGAGTCGTACCTGCAGCCCCTCCTGCAGGATCGCTACCGCGGCTGCCGGCTGGAAGGCTTCGGTGACCCCGCAGGGGTGGGCCGCAGCCCGCTGGACAAGCGCACGCCGTTCATGCTGATCAACCAAGCTGGGATCGCCTGCCGGCCGGCGCGGACCAACGACTTCATCCCCCGGCGTGACGCCGTGGCTGGGTTCCTGATGCGACGCAAGGGGTTCCTGCTGTCGCCGCACGTGAAGATGATCCGCGAGGGGTTCAACCGCGGCTACCGGTACCAGAAAATGCTGACCACGGGGCAGATGCGCGCGCGACCGGAGAAGAATCCGTTCTCACATCCTCATGATGCGTTGCAGTATCTTGCACTCGGTGTGAAATCAACCAACTTGTACTCCAATGTAGTGGCAGTTGCCTCGGGTGGCTCACGTGGCACTAGCTTCTGACGAAGCCGTGTGATATTTTTCGCCTGCCGGTGGGGCACATAAGGGGATCGCATGTCTCTCGCAGGCGGGTTCAACGGACGAGTCATAGGCGGTGGCGCTGGGCCGGCGGCCCCGCTCGGAGGGGTGACCCCCGGGTCGAATCTCCCTATGAACGTGCCGATGAAAGGTGAGACGACCACCAGCAAGTCCCCCACCCTCGATGCGTTCGGCACCACCCCCACAGTTGCAGGCTCCGAGGCGGCCACCGATGCGCTTGGCGCGTATGCACGCGAGTGCTTCACGCAGGCTAAAAATTCCCGGAGTTTGGTCGACACCCTGCTGCTCGAGTGCCTGCGCCAGCGGCGCGGCGAGTACGACGCCGACATTCTCGCGGCCATGGGGCCCACCGCGATCCGTACTTTTTTCAACGTCACTGCGACCAAGTGCCGGGCGGGCGAGGCGTGGCTGACGGATATCCTGACCGCAAGTGGCGACCGCATGTGGCGGCTGGATCCGACCACGCTGCCTAGCGTCCCGCAGTTCGTCAAAGACATGGTGGTGGAGCAGGTCAAGAAGGAGATCATGAAATACGGCGCGCCATCGGAGCAGGTGGTGCGCGACCGCATCAACGAGTTGGCGGAGGTGTCGTATCGCGAGCTGATGAAAAAAGCGCGTGCTGGCACCGACAAAATGCAACGCAAGATCGACGATCAGCTGGAGGAGTGCGGCTTCGTCGCTACGGTGCAAGCGTTCATGGCGGATTTGATGGTGTATCCGTACGCGGTGTTGAAGGCGCCAGTGGTCAAGCGGAAGCGCAAGTTGAAATGGGATGGCGGCACGCCGATCGCTACCACCGAGGCGTCCCTCACGATCGAGCGTGTCAGCCCGTTTGACTTCTACTTCGCTTCGTGGTCGGTCAACCCGCAGGACGCGTACATGGTCGAAGTCATGCACATGTCGCGGCAGTCGTTGGTGGAATGCAAAGGCATGCCGAGTTTCGACGACGACAAACTGCAGCAGGCACTGTCGATATACCTGACGGGCCACAAGGAGCTAGTCAACACTACGACGCAGCGTGAGGTGCTCGAGTGGCAGACGTTGCGCACGATGACGCAGGGTGACACCCTCGACGTGTTGAATTTCTGGGGCTCCGTGCGCGGGGATCTGCTCCAGTCATGGGGCGTCAAGGTTGAAGACGAACAGGCCACGTACGAGGCTGACATCTGGGTACTCGGCGATATCTGCGTGCGGGCGGTGCTGAATCCTGACCCCATGCAAAAGCACCCGTACTACGTGACCTCGTACGAAAAGGTCCCCGGTTCGATGGTGGGGCGTTCGGTGCCCATGCTGATGCGGACGAACCAAGAGATCATCAACAGTGCGTATCGTGCGCTCCGGCGCAACATGGGGTTGGCGTCGGGGCCGTTCGCTGAAGTCGACCAGTCCCGGCTGGGTGGGCAGCAAGCGCCGGAGGAGATCATGCCGGCGATGGTGAAGACGGTTGAGCCGGACATGACGGGAAGCGGCAAGCCGGCGTATTACTTCCACAACATCAACTCGCACGCCGCGGAACTCCAAGGGACCATCGATGCGGAGATCAAACGGTGCGATGATGCGACGGGTATTCCCGCGTACGCTTATGGCAACCCAGCAGTGTCGGGGGCGGGGCGCACGGTGGGCGGGCTGGCGATGCTCATGGGGAATGCGGCCAAAGGCATCAAGCAAGTTGTCGTGAATATCGAGCAGGATGTGCTCGACCCGATGATCACGGCGTTTTACAACTACAACATGATGTACGACCCAGATCCGTCGTTGAAGGTAGACGCACAGGTGAACGCACGCGGGCCTACTTCGGTGCTGGCGCGTGAGACCGCGGCGGCCAAACGCATGGAGATGCTGCAAGTAGTCGGGCCGTACGTCCCCACTGGCATCCTGCCCAAGGAGGGATTGGCGGTCATGTTGCGTGAGACGATGAAGTCTTCCGATCTCCCGGTCGACGACATTATCCCCGATCCGAAACTCGAGAAACAGATCATGGAAGCTGGCGGCGGGGCACCACCCGGCGCGCCGGGCGCGCAACCACCCCCACCCGGGCAACCCCCCGGGCTTGGCGCACCGCAGCCGCCGGGCACGCCCGGTGCACCACAGATGGTCCCGCAGGCGCCGGGGCAGGGCACGGGACTGGTACCGCAGCCGGATGGTCGTAGTGGCCCCGCGCAACAGATCGTGCAGCAACAGAACCGAGGGGGTGTGTAATGCCTATTGCCGGCCCAACCATAGCGAAGAATCGCTATAACGCGCAGCACCCGCAGCTGAAGCTGCCGGTGCTGAATGACAAGGGCGTCCAGATCCCGGGCCCGGGCGGCATCTATGGGTACTCGTTCCCGTTCCTTGTGGATAGCCAGCCGGTTACGTTGGTAGCCAGCCAGTTTTCCGACAGCGTGCTGGTCAACGACACGGTGCACGTGCAGGTGTCGCCGGATGGTGAGACGTGGCAGGATCTGTGGGTACACGGGTTCAGCGTGTATCTTCATCCGACCAACTCGATGATAGTACTCACCATACCCGGCCAGTACCGCCTGCGTCGTGCTGACATCGGCAGCAACGAGATGGGTACCTCGCGTGTTGCGTTGTGGCATGGCACGCTGACACACGAGCCGCGAATTGCGATGACCCCCATACGCGGTGGGTTTGGGCCGGACGGCCCAACAGGCCCAACAGGCGCCACAGGTGACACAGGTGACACAGGTGCCACAGGTGCCACAGGTGCCACAGGTGCCACAGGTGCCGACTCGGTGGTTACCGGTCCGACGGGTGCCACAGGTGCCACAGGTGCCACAGGTGCCACAGGTGCCACAGGTGCCGACTCAGTGGTTGCTGGCCCAACGGGTCCAACAGGTGCCACAGGTCCGACAGGTGCCACAGGTGCCACTGGAACGCCGGGCGGCAGCACGACGCAGGTCCAGTTCAACAATGCGGGTGCGTTTGGTGGCTCTGCGGCCCTGACTTGGAGCGGCACGCGGCTTTCCGCGAACTACGTGACTCTGGCGGCGGGTGCTGCGGCTGTTGGTTCGGTGCCGCTGCTATTCGCGTCCGGCCCGCTGCTGACGGCGGCAGTGGTGGGCGGTGTCGAATTTTTGACGGACAAGTTATACGCGACGATCACTACCGGCACGGCGCGGAAAGAGTTGGCGCTATGGGATGCAGCAGCAACGAGTGGGCGCATTCCGTATGCCACGACCAACGGGCGGTTGCTGGACAGCGCTAATCTCGTTTGGGACAACGCCAATGTTCGTTTGGGAGTTGGCGGCGCGCCAGCCAAGATGGCGCATGTTCAGGGCACTGCGGCCGGCGAATTAGCCGGAGTTATTCAGAATCTAAGCACGGGCGTCGGTGCCTACACCGGCTGGTTCGTGGCTAATTCCAATCTTGCTAACTACGTCTGGCTGTACAAAACTAGCACCGGCTACACAGCGAGCGGCCTATATACGCAGGGTTCGGGTGGGCTGCAGAACACCACCGGCGCGTTC